CATACTGCGAGGAAGGCTCCTACTGCTACTAGTGCTGGATGTTTCATGTTCATAGTTTTCCGCCTAACGCTGGAATATTAAAAAACGAACTATCTGTATCGCCTTTTGGAGTGAAAGAAATATGGCAGTGCGAACGATGCGGGTTAGGTCCAGAAAACTTTCGCCAGCGCCAACCCATGCGAGACGATGCAATTCGTCCGTCGAAGATGATGTACGAAATTCGCTTATCGCCTTTCTTGGCGCACAGTCGAATCTGGTCAGCAATATTAGGCATGAGGTCGGGTTTTGCTTTACCAGATACATCTCGGTCAATATCGATTGCCCTAACGATGCCGCTATCAGCGCTTGGAATATGGTCAGATTTACCACCTGCGACATGGCGAGCATCTGCGACCCACCCGTCACTGGTTCTATCTCGGTCTGGAAAACTATCATCGAACTGTTCGCGTAGTTGTTGACCTGCTTTGCATAACTTGGGAGTCATTTTTAAGGCTTGCCTACGATGAGACCTTCTGGAACTGGCTTGTCATATTGCCAGCGAGCAATATAAGAACCCTTATCATCTGAGTCGTCTTGCAGGGAGATAGAACCTCTAAGGCCAAAATCCTCTACGGTTAGTTCAGGATAAATTGCAATGATTTTATCGAAAAGTTCCATTTGTTAAGCCCCTAAATATGTTGCAGTGAAATTACCTGACCCTGTTGCTGTATAAAAAGTTCTTGTTCCACCTGAATCTTGGTAAACGAACATTTCGACATAGTCACCAACTGATAAATCCAATGTTGTGAAGATATATCCGCATGGATATGCAACTGATGGCGTGGTGGTGGTATAAAACACACTTGTTCCGTTTTTATATATTGCAAGGTAGCGAGCGGTTCCAGAAGTATTTTCATCCCATTGCATAAATCCTGTAACACTATATTTTCCAGCCTTACCTGCTGGAATTGTTATGCGTGAGGTATTAGTTGAATTATCATGAAAACCATTTGTATCGAAACTTTCGCTTGGCCATGTTACGGCAGTCCATGTTGCATTTGAAGCGGTTTGAGTTCCGGAACTTCTGATGCAAGAAACGCCCACAAATGTTGGACTACTAGAAACAGTGCTCCATTTAAGGCCAGTAGCAGTAGTCGAATCAACTGTCAGAATTTGACCATCTGTGCCTACTGCTAAACGCGCTGGAGTGTCTGCTGCTGTTGCAGAGATAAGGTCACCCTTAGCATCGACAATAGCGTTCTGAATAGCGTTTGAATCATCTTGAGCGACCCATGAGAAATCAAGGTCTGTATTTGATGCCTTGGCTAATACTTGTCCTGTTGTGCCGCCCTTAAGGTCTACTAAGGCTGTGTCGATATCTTGGCCAAGTGCAGCGATAGCGGTAGCGCCATCCTTTACTAAGTCTGTCGACTGGGGGATATCCCAGCCAAAATTGGTTGTGGTTGTTGCCATTAGGCTACGACTCCTATCGCGTTATTCCATGTGAGTGTCGGACTTAGGGTATTCCAAAGTTCGGTGGCTGATACCTGCTCCCATTTTACAGTAACTTGGGAGAAGTTTATAGGCGTTGCGTTAAATGTCACGGTCAGGTTATTTAGGCTTGCCCGGAATGTCCATCCCTCGACATAACCCTGGAATGACCCGTCAGTGATATTTCCGGGAAGATTCTGAATCCAGACCGGCTGCCCCATAAAGATATTAAGTAAAGCATCTCTGTCTGCGTTATCAATTTCCGGGTTTCCAAGAGTGAAAGTAATGGATTGAAACTTAGGATACGGATTCGCTCTAAGGTCGATATATCTTTCGGCCAGGCTGGCTGCATCTCCGGCGTTTTTAATTCTGGACGTAAAAGACTCACCATAAACACCATAAGTTGCCTGGCTATCGGTATCCTGGGCCGTGTAACTGCCACTGCCGCTAGTTCCGTAAGTCAACTGGTAATAATTTCTAAGGTCGCCTGCGCGAGTTGTTGCTGCTAGGCCAATACCGTTTGCATGATTAGCGTCCAGGGTTGTGTATCCATTAGCCGCTAGGTAATCCTGTCTATGAGTTGAATCTGCGTAACCTATGTTTCCGTTAGCGTCTTCGTATAAATATCCGAAAGCCGAGTTAGCAATTTCTGAACAGATTGAATAAAGGTCTGTAGGAGACGAAGAACGCGCTATCATTTCGTAGTCACCTGGTTGGTCAATTTCCCCTAACCCGATGTTTACTGCGTTAGCCCAGGTCTCGGTTGGGTTATAAGTAGCCCAAGTCTCAGAGGCTGGTACGTCATTCCATGAGCCTAAAAGATACTGAGAAAGAAGGGTATAAATCTGGTCGCCGTCTTGGTCGGTTGAAAGCACCGCGTTATCAATAATTTTGGGAAGTTTAGATAAAGCGCCAAGAGCAGTAATTGTGCAGGCGGTCGTATAGCCAAGGCTTCCTGCTCGGTTTACCGAAATTGTAAAGTCTGAGATTCTGCCGCCAAAGATAGGCACATAAGTCCCGGATGAGTTAGTTACCTCGACTGTGATTGAAGTTCCGACCGTGAAGTTGTAACTTGAATTATTAAAATTGATTAACTGTAATTGACAATATCCGGCCACAGGTTGTTCATAAATATCTGTACGGCCTGAAGTAACAACAAGATTAGCAATAGTTACATCTGTTATTTCGACGCTATTAACTAAGACCTTATAGGTAGGTGTCCAGGCGGTCATACAAATACTAGCCCTGAACCACCCAAAGTTCCACGGGCTGAAGAGTCGTTAAGAAGTCCTACGATTTGACGAGCAGTTGACTCACTGTCAATAGCGCCATTAACTGTAATGTTTGTGCTGCCTGTGCTGGCGTAAATATAACGTGGAACTGTCGGTGTTGGAGTTGGCATTGGAGCAGGAGCCGGAGCCATTGGAGCGGCCGGAGAAGTAGCGCCACTATAAGAAGCGCTTGAAAAGAAGTTTCCTACCGCTGAGCCAGCGCCTCGGATTGCGTCTACAATTCCTGTAATTGTATTGTAAATCTTAGTAATGGTTTGAACAAAGTCAGCAAACTGGTCAATAATTGTTGCGATAATTTTCCCAAGAGCCTTAAAAGCAAGTCCAAGAGTTTCACTAATTGCTGGACCGACATATGTAACGATAAAGTCTGAGATGTTACGCAGCAAAGAATAAAAAGGTCTTAATTCGTCGTTATTCTCGGCCAAAGAGTTTCGTACTGAACTAAAGGCCGAACGAAGGCCATTGATAATTGGCTGGATTACTTTCATTACTGGTGCTAGTTTTTCGCCAAGATTGCTAGTAAAATCCTGAATCGCCGGGATAACATTCTTAACAATAATATTAACCATAGGAGTAATGGCATCTAAGATGTAGGCTCCGACGGTTTCTTTGCCCTCATCAAAAGCAATTTGAAGCCTTGTTAACTTACCTTGGAACGTGTCTGCCTTAGTTGAAGCCTGGTTCTCAAAAGTGTCTGCCAGTTTTGCGGTAATCTCGTCCATGCTCATAGTCTTTAACTGAGCAGAAGAAAGTCCGATACCTAACTTAGCAAGTGCCGCTGTATTACCCTCTGCGGCTTTGGCCATCGCGTTCGTGACCGCTTCCAAAGATTTACCACTACCCGCCGCTACGTCTATGGCTACAGTCTGAAGTTCTTGAGCCTTCTGTAAGTTACCAGTGGCTCGAGACAGTCTTTCTATAGATGGCCTTAACTCATCGTCGGTAACGCCAAAGGCTAGAGATGTCTTGGTAATGTAATCTTCAGTGGCTGCTATCTGAGCATCTGTAGCGCCTGTAACATTCTTAAGAGTAAGCGCTAATTTTTCTTGAGCGGCTGCGTCTGCGATTGCAGATTTAACTCCATCGATTGCAAGTTTTCCTGCATACGCAACGGCGGCTGCACCGGCGGCTGCAAAAGCCAGGCCAGCCTTTTTCCCAAAGTCCGAAACTTTGTCGCCAAAAGATGCGACATCTTTATCCGCCTTGTCTAAATTCTTTGTAAAGTTATCGACGTCGGCAAGGAGTTTGAGCGTTAACGCTCTAGTACCTGTAGCCATTATGTCCACTCCTTAAGAATCTTATCGAATGACTCAGTCCATCTAGCGACTATCTGCGGTTGAATCTTTCGCAGTGTCGGATAAATAAACCAACCTTTAGAACCTCGGCCTTGACGGCCAGACCATACGGGAAACTGCTTATACTTATTGGAGCCGAACTCCGAGCCGCCCCAGATGTCTCGAGTAGTTGCACCACCTGAGAACTTCTGGGAAGCGAACCCGTAAGTAATCTCGCCTATGCGGCTTGACTTCTTAACCCTTGACCCTTGAGCAATACGTCCCGCGACTTTACTGCTCTGTAGGATTCCGGCCGTTTGAATAACTTCATCTCTAGCAAACTCGGCAAGAGCGCCTGACTGGCGCTTGGCTTCCTCGTTGGCTTCCTCACCCATATTCTTGAGAGCCTTAAATACCTGGCGAAGTTCCGTCTTATCGAAGGCGATTACTTCATCTGCCACGATTACGCTCCTCTAGTATTTCAACTGCCGTAAGAATATCCTCGGCGCTTTGCCAGTGTCCCATCGGGATTTGTGTGGCTAGTGCCAGTTCAACTAAGAGTCGGCTTACGCTTCCTCTTGGATGACTTTTGGGTCCCCTTCACCTACTTCAACATCTGCGACCGATTCCATCCAGACATCAAGTGTCTTGGTTGGCTTGCCGCCTGCATCGCGCTTCATCGCTGAGTGCGCTACATAAAGAATGTCCCACATGCCGCCAAACTGAGAGATAACCTTTTTAGTGGTCATTTCCCATTTGGCGTAATCAGGTGGACGAACCAGGTAAGTGGTTTCGGTTCCGTCTACGTATTTAATTGTTATTTGTTGTTGCATTGTTTGCTCCCGTTTCTACTGTTTAGGAGAATGTCTCTGTGACAGTTCCGTTTGCTACTTTGAAAGTAAAGTCTACAGTTTGTGCATCTGTTCCGGCTCCGCCTGCGGTTGGAAATTCAGGAAGAATTGGGAAGACAAACTGAGCGCCTGTAGCGGCTGTAAGAGTTACTGAAATTGTTGTATCTGGTGCTTCTGCCGCTGCCCAAAGAGCCTCGCATACTGATGAAGTCTTGCCCCAATCAGCGAGCATTGAAAGAGCAAAAGAAGCCTCAGTGTTAGTTGTCTTGTAAGCCTCGCCGTCGAGAGTCTGGTATGTCTCACGAAGGTTAGTCTTTGTTAAAACTGCCGATAGAGCCTGGGCTTCGATATCTGTTCCACCTGTGAAAG